CAGAAAGTTCAACACCAGCGTTAGCAGTTAAAGTTGTAGCAATCATTGTTGCTAGTAAAAATTTATTGTTCATAATGTTTCCTAATTAAAATAAAATACGGACGGACTATATTATCCATCACTAATATATATACGTGGCAAGTAGTAAAAATAAAACTATTTCGTAGTAAAAATACTACTTATTTTTCAACACATATACCTATATTATACTATACTAATGGTCAAAAGTAAAGTATTTAGTGTCTATTTTCGATGATTTGATTCAATTCGTCCATTTCCACCTTGTTTAACCTAGTTTCAATCAACCCAACCTCAAATACATCCTCACCTAACGACTCAAGTAATGATATAATTTTCTGAGCACTGTTGCGTTCAACAACCAATACCATACCAATACCATCATTAAATACACGACGCATTTCCTCATCACTAATGTTTCCTGCCTTTTGTATCCAATTAAACTCATCTTGTCTGAACGATGTATTATTGTTATTCCACTTTGGTTTTAGGTTAATATCACCAAGCAACCTATTAACGTTATAACGACCACCACCTGTTATATGAGAGATACCATGGACATCGTCACCATAATACTCTAAAACCTTTAAGATGCTATTTACATAAATCCTAGTTGGTTTAAGTAAATCGGCAAATAATCCTTCGGGGATTGACTCTGGGTTATTCTCTACTGCATGTGAAATGACCTGACGTATCAAGGTATAACCGTTGGAATGAAATCCGTTAGATTTTAAACCCAACATAACATCACCAACATCAATGCCACTGCCGTCAATAAACTTTTCCTTAGGACACGCACCAACACCAAAACCTGCTATATCAAACTCACCCTCTTTGTACATATCCCCCATGATAGCAGTCTCACCACCAATCAAAGGAATGCCATCACCACACTGTGCTAGACCCTCGTTAATACCATCAATCAGTCCCATTGCGTCTAAGGAATCAATTGTATTGACTGACAAATAATCATTGAAGAATAGGGGTTTAGCGCCCGTACAAACAAGGTCATTGACCACCATAGCAACCAAGTCAATTCCAAGGTTTTTAATATTAACACCCTCTTCCTTCTGTGCCTGAGTGTATAGTTTTACTTTAGTTCCTACTCCATCCGTAGATGATACAAGGTAATCGTCACCAATATCAAACGCACCACCAAACCCACCCAACCAAGGCATCTTCTGTCCTAACTTAGCATTAAACATATCCTGTTCATGTAAGTCTACACCACTGTCTTTATAATTCATTATTTATTTCCCATTCCACACATTGCTTTGCTTGCGTGATTAAAACCTTTTTGAAATGCAATTTCAATCATTTGAGCGAGGGATTTGCCCTCTACCACTAATTTGTATAATTCTTCGTTTGTCATAATATGTCTGCCTTTGTTTTGTCTAATCTAGTTTCTATGTAAATAGGTAGGAATAGGGATTTGGTAGATTTGCGTTTGTCTTGAATAACTTCATTATATTTAACCGTTATAATCTTACCGACGATATCCTCAGCAATCATCTCACGGTCTTCGTCGTTGAACCCCGAACCGACGTTTACTTCAAGTCCACCATCAGCACTAACACATGTCACTGAACCCATCTTACCTTCAATACGTCCTGTGCCTTCATTCCAAGCAGTTACTAATAAGTCAGCTTCAAGTTCTGCTTTCATCTTCACTTGATATTTAGAACGTTTATCTTCCCATGGCGAATCACCGTTTTTAAGGATAATACCCTCTTCGCCATTGTCTAATGCTTGTTTAAATAAATCATTTGCTTGGTCGATGTTATCAACAGGGATAGAAGAAATTGGTCTAATATATTCAATTGGTTGTGTGTTTGACACTTCTGCCATGCGTACTTGCAATACACCAATTCTATCAAAATACGGTATGTTACATATACTATTCTTAAAGTCTTTAAGTGGGATTAAGTCCCATGCTACCATTCTAACACGTTTAGCATCTTCCTTTGTAATAGTTCCCTTTACTGCTTTATTAAGAATTCCGTTGCCAGTCTTACGGTCAAGGATTGTAACCATATCTTCTGCAAGTACAATCAACTCACCATCAACAACCGAACCTCTAAAAGAATCTAATGACTCGAGTGTAGGTTTGGTGTAAAATATCTCTTTCATATAGTCATCAAGCAGGCCATGTAATTCGATTTGCTTGCCATTTCTGCTGCGGATATCAACAGTTCCGTCTGGCGTAATAATGATATTAGCACGCATACCGTCCATCTTTAACTGCACCATAGCAGGATATTTAATATGCTTAAAGTTCTTTTGATTGTAAGCACCTGCGAGCATACAAGGGTATGTTGAAATAAACCCTTTACCATATACTTTATTTACAGTCGAAGTAGATACACCACACCTTAAATCACCACCAATAACACGTTCAATAACCTCCGCATCACCTGCAGTCAAGTTTTCTAAGATTTCTACTAAGTGTGCCTTTGCTTTGTTACCCGTCAATTCTCTTGACGATAACTTATCAAGGTTATCTAGTGCCCAATCTAATGGGTTTCTAAACTCTTTATCACCACGGTCGTAGTCGGGAATCTTTCTAATGTAGTATTGAGTGTATGGATCTAGGGTTGCCTTCAGAACACGTTCAAGTAGAATATTGTCTAGGTTTTGCTCAAGCACGTCTATCTTAAATAGACGGCTATTATCACTCTCTAATTCATTTAGTATCTCAATTACACTTTTCATATTATTTCCATTTCAATCATTTATAGTACCTATTATACCCTAGTTTGACTAAAAAGTAAAGCGATATATTAACTATCTTATAACATTTTTATGCCCAGAGCCTGCGGTAATAAAGAACGGTGTAGACATTTGTTTCTTACCTCCATCCTTGGTTCCACACTTTGGGCAATCTGCTGGTAATTTATATTCCGAGTTGTGTCTATCGAACGTAAACTCGTGGTCGCAACTTTCGCATTTGTATTCGTATTTCATCAGAAGTCACCAATAACATCCATTAAGTTTTGTAATTTATTCATCACGAAGTAGTTATATAACTTTTTACGTTGACCAATAGGTTCTTTCTTGAATGCGTTTAGAATATCATTTTGTAATAGTTGAGGCACTTCATCAAATTGAGTCAACTGCTCATTTCGTTGCCATCTTTCCATCATCTCTTCATTACCCTCACAAATTTGCTCAGGCGTTTGAGTCAACCATACATCTAACTTCTTCTTAGCAATGGATGCTTGTCTAATGCCCTCTACAAGAAAATCGTCGCCACTTAAAAAGTTTGGAATACCATCACCACGGTCGCCACGGATAATATGTTCTTTAGCATATGCGATTGGATCAGGATGTCTTACCCATTTGCGTTGCATAGGGGAATATTGCTTAACATTCTTATACTTATGCAGTTGGATGAAATCCTTATCACTTGAAAGGATTAATACCTTTTCTTCCATATGCTTATACTTAGACAACACACCAATCACATCATCTGCTTCAGCAGCCATTACTTCAATCATTTTGTATGGGAAGTTTTCTTTTAGTTCTGCCTTGATGTTATCAAACCAACCAAATAGAATGTCCCAATCAAATGCAGACTTATCACGTCCACTCTTACGAGCGTGTTTGTAATTAGGAAACACATCACGTCTCCAGTAATGTCTAGAATCAATACATAATACCAATTCTCCATACGTCTTACCATACTGCTTACGGTAACTTCTTAATGTGTTAAGAATCATATGACGTAGTAAATCTTCACTTACATCGTTCATCGATTTTGCTTGCGACATTAACCCTCCAATCATAACTTGGCTGTAGTCCACGAGTATCATTGACTCAACACCTCAAATATAAACCTTTTAAATTCTTCCATATCTCTCACTTTCACATCCTTAATTTCAAGGTCGACATCACCCATTGTGAATAACAACGACCCTATTTCAATATCAAACCCATCTGCAGGTTTAACTTTTTTCATTGGTTTCTTTTTCTGTTCTGCCTGTTTATT